ATAAGTTTTGGTTCTGGTGCTATAGACTTCAAATTAGACGGCAACCTAGACATGCGCCTCGAAAACGATGGCGACTTACACGTTGATGGTAACGTTGTTGCTTACTCTACAACTACTTCAGATGAACGTCTAAAGAAAGACATTGTGAAGATTGATAATGCCTTAGACAAAGTTTCTCAACTAAGCGGATACACATTTGAATATATTGCAGATGGTAAAAAGTCTGCTGGTGTTATTGCACAAGAAGTTGAGAAGGTAATGCCAAGCGCAGTATCAGAAACAACATTGCCAGTTAAAATGGGTGAAGATGATAAGACTGAATACAAGACAGTGCAATACGATCAACTTCATGGATTAATGATTGAAGCAATCAAAGAATTGAAAGCTGAAATCGAAGAACTAAAAGCGAGGTAAGTTAAATGGCATTAACATCCAGTGGGCAGATAAGCCTTAACGACGTTAACGTCGAACTTGGCAATAGCGGTACGGCTCAGATTGATATGAATAGCTCTGCTGTTCGTGGCTTGTTTGATGTTGCGTCAGGTGAGATTGAAATGTCTGATGGTTATGGTAAGTCAGATTTCATATCATCTGTTATACAAGAAGGCCATGTATTTAAAAATAATACAAATACCATAAGTGACGCACAAGCTGGTGATTTTGTTATAATGTTAACTGGGTGTCTGTCACTTAATAGCTCCTCAGACCCAGACAGTCACACAAAAGTATCTGGATTTACTGACGTTGATGGTGGTGATAATGGAGCTAGGACTGCAAGTACACAATGGAATACCTCCTCACCCTATTATTACACAACTGGTAGATTACAATATAGGATACTAGACGGCACTGAAACTAGCTTTAGTTTTACAAATAATACAGGAAACAAGTCTTCTGTTTGGCATCAGTATAGATTTTCTGGCGGTGCAATTACGTCTGTACATGTATCTGATAATACTGGTAATGGCGGAGGGTCTTTTAGTAGGACAGAAGCTGGGCAGTCAACAAACTATAAAGGCTTACTAAGAGTAATTGGTGTAGCTGGACGAGGTGTAGAAGATACAACTCAAACAATTTCTAACACTACTTCAGATTATCCGCTTTCGCATACAAAAACCTCTGATTACACTGGAAATCATAGTGATGATGGTGATGGACATGCATCAATGGCAACAGCCTTAGTTTGGACGACTTCTACTATGACGTCTAGCGCAAACGCTACGTTTCATTCTCCCACGTTTTGTGCAACAATAAGATTAGATTAATATTATAGAAAGATAAAAATTGCCCATACCTACATATACTGCCCCAGCCGATATGGACTTAAAATTAGCTACAGCTTTAACTGAAGTTATGAATGTATTCCTAAAACGTGATTATTTGCTAGAAACAGAGGTTGATGTGGTAATGGATGTGCCTGCTGTTTGGGATGCATTAACATCCGATGAGCAGGCGGCTTGGACTACATACAAATCTGACTTAAAGGCTATTAATATTGGCTGTAGTGGGTGGCCTTCGTCTATTACTTGGCCTACTAAGCCAGAATAAAGGTTGTATTGTCCATAACGCCTAAAATATGCTATAGTAACAGCAACTTATAAAACGAGGTAAACATGCCACTAATACCATTAGACATTCCTGCTGGCATTTACCGCAACGGCACTGAGTTACAAGCATCTGGGCGATGGCGTGACGCCAACTTAATTCGATGGGTTGACGGCACAATGCGTCCAATGGGTGGCTGGCGTACTCGATCAGACACGGCGGCTAATGCTAAAATTCGTGGATTAATTACTTGGATTGCAAATGACCAAGATCGCTACATTGTTGGTGGCACATACAACAAACTTTATAGCTGGACGTCCCAAGGTGTGCGCCACGATATAACGCCAGTTGGATTGGCTAATGGTCGTGAAGATGCCGAGGCATTTACAGGATATGGTGGAAGCTACTTTGGGCAGTATGCCTACGGCGTGGCTCGTCCAGACACAGCAAGAATACAGCCTGCAACATCTTGGTCGCTCGATACGTGGGGTGAATACCTTGTTGCCTGCAATGAAGATGATGGAAAAATTTATGAGTGGCAAATAAACAATTCCACACCAGCCGCAGTATTAACGAATGCACCCACAAGCAATGAAAGCATTGTTGTGACTGAAGAGCGATTTTTGTTTGCACTAGGTGCAGGCGGAAATCAACGAAAGGTGCAGTGGTGTGACCGAGAAGATAGCTCCACATGGACGCCAGCCGCGACAAATGAAGCTGGTGACTTAGAGCTTAACACAAGTGGCAGAATTATGGCTGGCATACGTGTGCAGGGTCAAACCCTAATACTCACAAGCATGGACGCCCACGTAGCAAATTACATTGGTGCGCCATATGTCTACGGCATTGAGCGTGTCGGAGCGAGTTGCGGATTAATTGCGAACAAAGCCATAGCATCAGTTGATAAGGGTGCGTTCTGGATGGGCAATCACTCATTCTATGCATACGCAGGCGGCGCAGTGCAACAAATCGAAAGCGAAATATCAGACTATGTATTCTCCGATATAAACCGCGCACAAATATCAAAAACTTTTGCAGTGACAAACAGCACATACGGCGAGATATTCTGGTTCTATCCATCTGGATCATCTACAGAAAATGACAGATACTGCGTTTATAATTACGTCGAGAATACGTGGTATATTGGTGAGCTAGGCAGAACTGCTGGTTATGATATGGGTACATATCGACAACCTATTTGGGCAAGCGCAGAAAACAACAAGTTATACGAGCATGAGATTGGCTTTGATTACGGCTCACTTACGCCATTTGCTGAAAGTGGATCAATTGCGTTAGGCACTGGCGAGAATGTAATGTCAGTCACAGAAATGATCCCAGATGAGAAGACGCAGGGCGACGTGACAGTTACATTTAAGACGAGGTTTTACCCTAATGGTGAAGAGCGCTCGTATGGCGCGTTCTCTATGTCAAACCCAACGTCACTGAGATTTACAGGCAGGCAAGTCAAACTCAGGATTGACGCGGCTAATCTAGCTGATTGGCGTGTCGGTATAAATAGACTTAATGTTACGGCTGGTGGAGCGAGATGAGCGAACAGCAACAGAAAGCCCCAGACGTCATTGGCAACGATTGGCGGACGTGGGGTCGCAGGCTTGTTCAGCATTTATCACAAACGCGATCCACACTGGTTCAGCAGAACGGCGACGAAAGTGCATCCGAAAATGGGACAATAATGTGGGACAGGGTAAACCTATATCCAGTTATAAGTAGATCAGGAAATTTTCGTGAAATTGTCGTAAAAAACGCAATTCCTGCATCGAGCGTGGGTGTGGCAGGCGATAAGGCTGGATTAATAGCTTGGGATGCATCATATATTTATGTATGCACTGCCTCACACGATGGCTCTGCAAACATTTGGAAGCGTGTGACATTGACAGGTGGCTCATGGTAATCGACGAAATAGTTGAAAATTGCAGGGAATGGATCGAAGCCGCATTAGAGTATTCTGGTGGCACTCACGATTTTATTCATGTAGTAGAAGGCATTAAGTCGGGTACAATGCAACTTTGGCCTACACCAAGGGGGTGCATAGTGTCTGAAATTGTGGTATATCCATTAAAGAAGCATTTAAATATATTTCTTGGCGGCGGCGAGTTGGATCAAATAATGGATATGCACACTGACGTAATTAATTGGGCAAAGGCTCAAGGGTGTTCAGCATTGACGATGACAGGTCGCGCTGGATGGAAAAAACCACTATCGGATCATGGCTGGGATCAGCTTCATTCGTCGTATATTAAGGAGCTAACATAATGTCAGGCGGAAAAGGTGGTTCAACCACATCAGAAATTACAATACCAGATTATATTGAAAATGCGGCTAGGGCAAATTTAGCAAAAGCTGATGATATATCTCGCGTAGGATACACGCCATATTATGGCGCTGATGTTGCGGCATTTAACCCAATGCAACAGGCGTCTTTCCAAAATACGGCAGATACTGCAAATGCTTTTGGTATGGCTACGCCTACAAGTGGCACTGACATTATGGGTAATATGGGAAGGCCAAACGTATATGCAGATGGCATAACTGGCTATTCTTCAGCTCCAATGTTCCAAGATAGCGTTGACACACTAAATTATTTAAGACCAGCTCAGGCTGGTTTAATCGATAGCTTTTTTGTTAACCCAAATGCTGGGTTTGATGCTACAGCAGAATTTCAAGGTAGACCCGGTGGATCTTTAATGGGTCGTGGTATGCTGGACGCGCCATTAGTTAATACTACAGATTATGGCGTAGACAGTGCATATTACAATCAGCCGATGTCAGCACCAGCAGGCGGAATTGCAGGGCAATATCAGCCAACTGCTGGAGATTATGGATCAAACTCTGGTTATGGTACTAATTACAATCCTACAGCTCCTGCGCCTGCACCAGTTTCTGGTGATTTAGCTGGGATACGCAGAAATGATAATGAAGATGGTATTGGTGGGCAAGGTTTTGTAGCGCCAACTGCGGCTGAATATGAGGAAAGAGCA